GGGGGCGGAGGAGGAGGCGGTGGCGCCTCTGGTGAGTCAAAAGGAATAAGGAGACGTAAACCTTGAGAATACTAAAAGATATGGTTGATCAACTATGGACATTGTTAGGCATGTTTATTGCCTGGGTAGTCCTTGATGGATCTGCAAAGACCGTAGTTGGATACGCAATCATCGGAACACTATTTGCATGGGCAGTTACTTATCCTCTACGTAACCCAAAGGATGAAGAATGAAATCAATCGGAAATATTTTGCTAAGAATCGTAGCTGTGTTTGCAGCTAGCGGTCTATCAGTAATTGGTGCTGGAGCAGTTGCAGGCATCTCTATTACAAAAGCCGTCTTAGTAGCTGGTCTTACAGCAGTTGCCGCAGTCGTAGAGAAGCTAGCACGTGGCTTTATGAATGACGGTAAGCTTGACCTGGGAGAAATCAATGCGGCGTTTGCAGCAGTTGATGTTAACTCTAAGACAGAAGCTGACCTAAAGGTTGAAGCTAAGCAGAACGGAACTGACATTGTTATCTCATCTGGTACTAAGCAAGACGGAGAAGTTCCAGCAGAACAACCAGTAGATGAGAGTTGGGACAAGTAATGGCAGACAAAGGAACAGCAGCTAAGCTAATTGAAGTTGCTACAGCAGAACTAGGTACTATTGAAGGACCTAAAGATAACGAAACAAAGTACGGAGCTTACACAAAAGCTAACTTTCAGCCATGGTGCGGAAGCTTTGTAAACTGGTGCGCTAATGAAGCCGGTGTAAAGGTACCTAATACCGTTTATACACCTGGTGGAGCAGCAGCGTTTAAGAAGGCTAACTCATGGATTGACGGAGACATTGCGGATCCAGATGCTGGAGACATTGCCTATTTTGATTTCCCATCAGACGGTGTAGACCGTATCTCTCACGTTGGAATTGTTATCAAGGACAACGGCGATGGAACAGTCTGGTGCATCGAAGGTAACACAAGCCCAGATGAAAAAGGATCACAGCGCAATGGTGGTCAGGTGTCTAAGAAGCTACGTGCTTACAAGAAGAATCCTAAGAAGGTTCTTATTTCAATCGTAGGTTTTGGTCGCCCTAAGTTTAGCGGAGCTCCTGCTGTTCAGGCAGCTGCTCCAGTTAAGTGCCCTACTTGCGGCAAGTAATTAATTAAATAAGAAAGCCCCCTATTGCTAGGGGGCTTTTTTATTGGTCTGATGACTAGGCAAGATGCAGAACAAGTTACGCTAGTGGAGTACCAAACTTATCAACCGTTGAGTGAATCTCTTCACCACGATACATTGTCTTACCCTTATGGATATGAACCTGATCAAAGTGGAAGCTGTCATCGTCACCATCTTTGTAGAAGATAACGCTTACACCTTGTTGCCAGTTCTCAAAATACTGGAGAGCTTGCCCTTTAATGTCCACCCCACCTTTGACAGAGGGTACTGCTCCATCAACTCGACAGAGGCATCCCGGGCTAAAAGAGACGCTCTTAATTGCTTGGTCACGATCAAATACCGTTTTTGATTGCTGTTCCATCCGATGAGTGTGACCAAATAGCGTGGATATATTCGGATTCGAATTTGCATATTGAGCAGCCGTTGAACCGGAGGCATTGGCACGATCACCATGCATAGCACGAAGACGCTTATTAATCCAATGTGCAGCAGCTGGGTAACCATCGATAAACTCCACTCCAAGTTCTTCACATCGTAATAAGTTCTGTAGGCTTAGCACTGGCCAAGCCTCTGGCATGTTAGCTACTTTAATACCGTAAGCAGCAGCAGCGTTGTTGTTAATAAAGCGGTTAAGACGCTTGTCATGATTACCCTCAAGAAGGATAATTCTCGCATCCACGCCGGCATTAGCACGCTGCTCAGCAAGAAAACGATGGCCACGATTAATAGCAAGCTGGGCAGTGTGAGCAAAGTTGGTCTCCTGTTCGTAAGTTCCATACATAGGTAAGTCTAGGAAGTCTCCTAGGTTAATAATTTGTGCAAGAGGGTGACCGTGGTCTAACCCTACAACTTGTAACGCCACATCCATAGCAGCCTCATCGTGGAAAGGATCTAATGATCCGTCTTCGTAGCGACGGTAACCAATCTGTGGATCTGGTAATGCTACAGCAACTTTCCAGTCGCTACTTATAAGACCTGTTGTACGAATCTTTGGCTGTATAACAACAGGTTCTGCGTGCTGTACTGGTTGCCATGATGGTCCTTCTCCCCACTTAGGAGAGAGAATAATTTTAGTGTCGTCAGGATTATTAGACAAGCTAACCTTGCTAATCTTTCCCACGTCTTCAGGGCTTAACCCGTTAGACTTTAACAGCTTGTCAATAGAACTTAAGCCACTGCTGGCTGATGCTTCTGACTTGGCGGTATTGTAATTATCTTCTAGTGACATATGCAGTTCCCGTTTCTGTGCTCTTTGAGCGACGTTATACCGAATGTTGCGCCTGCTGATTTATAAAGACTGTGCAAACTTCTAGTTGAGAAGTCATCATCATTTAATGAGTCTACAAATGCTATATGATCGCTGTCATTAAGGGATGTAGCCCATGCACCCACAACACACTTACCTGCAACGTTGGGGTTCTCTACTTTTGCTTTTGAATACAAAGCATCTAAACTCATTGCGCCTCCTGTTTATCTAATAGGGGCCTAAGTTATAGGCCCCTATTAAACATTATACTATAGATTAGTATGAAGAATCAATACCTGATGCGAACCCACCACGCTTCATAACTGAAGGCATGACTGGTGCGTTAGCTAGTGTTGCTCCAGCTTCTGGTGAGGTGTTCTTCATGTAAGATGCTTTGATTGAATACGCAGCACCCTGTCGTTCTCCACCTTGGGCAGCTGGCACGTTTGTACGTGCAACCTTTGTTCCCATAGCGGTTGGGTCTCCAGCTTGTGCTCCACCCTTAGGCATGAGCTTTCCTGTAGTTGGTCGTACATCAGCTGATGGTGAAGTAAACTTAGTTCCTTCTCCAGCACCCATTGTTGGACGACCCTGCGAAGCCATATAGCTTGCAGCATCTTTTGCTGTATCATTTTGTTTCATAGTTAGTGCCTAACTGTTAGTGAGATCTCATTGCAAATGATATATTAACTTACTGTAATTGTAAAGACAATCGCGCTTATCTGACCATCTCTTGAGTCTACTGTTGTAAATCCTGGACGGCAGGTTAGGTTCATACCACGAGGTGCCACATAACCACTGGCAATAGCAATTGCTTTTACCGCCTGGTTAACTGCTGAGGCACCTACAGCGCGTAGGTACACCTGAGGCTTTTCATATAGCGCATGCGCTATAGCTGAGCCTACTGATTGAGCATTTGAGCTTGCGCTTACACGCAAAAACTTCTCTTCTGTTAAGTCTGTCACGAGTTGTAGTCCTTTAGGTTCGAGTTTTAGTCGCCCACCTAAGGAATATACTACGGTGTATCTCCGTATCCCGCTGCCCTAAGTAGGCCTACAAAATCTTCTAGTCTAAGGATGGTCACCCACTCCCCGATAGAGGCCTCTCCCTGCCCGTTTAAGCGCAGTACAGCTACGGGTAGATCTTTCCCATTATGACGTTCCTTTAACTGCTTTATAACAGCACTGGGGTTGAAATCCTTGCGAGCTTTTACTTCCCAATCAATTCCGATTGTGCCAGTAACATCAGTACCGCTCCTACCAGCACCAGTGCTCTCAGCAAATGGAAACCCATTTTCTGCAAGGTAGTTTGCGACAACTTTTTGTGATCTGTATCCACGGTGTTTCCTACTCTGACTAGGCATGAGGCTCTCCTGTGATTGCCTCCCACATTTCTTTTGCAACCTGTAGACGCAGCTCTTGCTCACGGTACTTCCACGTCTTTTCTACCGTCTTAATACCAAGCTCTTCATCTGTAAACAATGATAGTTGTTCCCATGTCATGTGTTGAACCTCCGTTGTCTAGATCTTAATCCTTCTCCAGCTGATGTGCGACGTGTTAGCTCACGAGATACTACATTGCTATCTCTTTCAACATTAAGAGTCTTAGTCTCTAGCAGTTTACGAAACGCATACTTAATATCCAGATCGTGCACAAGCTCTTTCATCTCATCTGTAGCTGCAATAGTAGCCTTAGCCAAAGCAACGCGATCATTCTTACCTCCGGTCCAACCCTTCAGCATACCGGCAGCTTCGTACTGATCTACAGCACGTTGAGCCTCTCTCTCATTAATAATAGAGATAGCCAAGGCTCCAGCTAAGTGGTCGTTCCATTGAGTTAGGTGTACAAATAGATCCATAAGACCTTCGTCGTCTAAATCTGTTATGTCTCTAGGCAAAGGTGGGATAGACTCATCCGGCTTAGGTGCCAAAGAAAAACCCAACTCTGTTAAAGCATCAACAACTTGCTTACTTACGCTCATATGATAACTCTCCATCTCTAAACGGTGCGCAACGCTTACAGCCTTTTTGTAGATTGATGTTACACACAGGCTCACGATCATTCTCTACAGCCCAGGCAACATCACGAGCCTTGTCAAAGATCTCAGCTGTGTATTCTGGGTTGTACTTTACTACAAACTCTTTATACTCTTGGTTAGCCTTAAGCTCATAGATAAATACGATCTCGTCTGGAGCGCTAGGCAGTAAACCTTCTTCTAACATTAAGTGGCACAGGTGTAGGTATACCTGACCCTGTAGCTGGTGGGAACGTAAAGGTGTGCGAATATTCTTCCACACAACGTCAATGTCGTTGTTATACTGAGCCATCATGGCAGGCATTTCCATACGGATAGTTCCTGTACCGATTGACTTGATCTCAATAAGGCAGTCATCTCCTAGGCCTTTGATCCAACCGTCAGCGTGCCCACGCATCATATGCTTATCGCTACGTAAAGAAACTTCGGCATACTCTTTGTTAACAAGGCCGGCTAAGTCTTTAGATGTAGCCCAGGTGTAATCTTTAGTCGCTGGGTCGTACCACTTACCGTACAACACACCCATATCTTCAAACCACTTCTGCCACTTAGCGTGGATAGTGTGCCCCTCGGCAAAGATAGACGCTAGGCGTAGCGTAGTCTTATCACGGGTCTCTACGTAGTTACCTTTGATGGCATGGTATTGGGCAACAGCACACCACTCAGCCTTAATAATGTCTGAGGGGTGGATGTAAGACTGATCACGCTCATCAAAAGGCTGTGCTAGAACATGGCGCTCTAAGGCACCCATCAAGCGAGTCTCTCTTTTATTTGCATTAAGAAATGCTTTAAGATCCTTGCTCTGAATCGTTGTTGGTTTTGCCATGCTTACCCTCCAGGTCAAGCCACTGGTCCAAAGTTAGACCGAGCTTTTTAATTTTACGCTGAGCTGCGTTTCGTTCTCGGTGGGATAGTCCGCCAAAGATTCCGTGCAACTCATCATTTAATATTGCTTCTTTAAGACATTCTTTTCTTACTGGACAAGGAGGTCTTCCATCCTTACCCCAGCATATGGCCTTTGCTTTATCCGCAATCGGCTTGTACAAAGCTTTGTCTCGTGGTGGAAAGAACATCTCTGTATCTTCTCCACGGCACTTAGCTTCGTATCTCCAAGTCCAATCTGGATCATCACTATATCGCACTACTCACCTCTTAATGCATTACGCATTTCAAAAAAATCCTCCTCAAGTAGTACCACATAGTTTTCGCCATCAAGATGCAGACCAAGAACTGGAGTTCTGCTATCAAGTATTGCTTCTTTAGTAATCTTTTCAAGTACTTCTGACTTGATAGTTACCGACTTCTTTCCTGTCCACTTATGCTCGATAAGAAGGTCGTCACTTCTGACGTCTCCTTTACGAGACCAAAATGCACCAGAGGCGGCGCTGCGCTTGCCACCTGTTACTTTCTCTAAACGCTTTTCATGCTTTAGAGATTGCTTCTGACCTTCACTCTTCATCTGGACTCAGCATAATAACTGGGGTCGACTTGAGCGTGTCCATTACTGCTGCGGTAAGTTCTTCTCTTAGATCAATCTCTTCACGTAGTGAGTCGATGAGAGCCTGAGCGCCTTGCCACTTACGATCATTATAGTACATCCAGCCACCCCGACGATCCACGATGCCATTGAGGATGGATAGAGCAACGATTTCCTTACCGGAATCGTAGCCCCCAGCGTCAACTGGTCCCCCATCTGCAAAGTAGAAGTCGAGGTAGGCTGTTTGCTGTGGCGGGTAAGTCTTGTTCTTAATTGTCCGGACACGGATTGTTTGCCCCACACGGCGCTTCTCCTGTCCAGTGCCTACCTCTAGCCAATCATCACGCTTTACTTCGCAACGAACGCTGTAGGCATAGTCTTTGCCAAGACCACCCGGAGTTGTACGAGGATCGCCGTGCATAACGCCAATCTTCATACGGTATTGGTTGATCATCATGCCCAATACTGGGCGCTCTGAGTCAATCAAATCTCTTTTTGTTGCTGATGCAACCTTACGGAAGAACTTGTTGGTGATTAAAGCTCCTCGTCCAACGGTGAATTCATCCATTTCTTTCTCATCCTCTGCTCCAGGAACCAAGGCAGGAAGAGAATCAATAACGACCATATCCACAGCTTTGCTTTCCATAAACTTAATAACCGCTTCATATGCATCCTCCATATTGTTAGTTTCTACAAGAATAACTCGCTCAGTTATAACACCGCAGAGCTCGGCGTACTTTGAATCAAAGTCTTCAGCAGCAATCCACACTGCAGTAAAGTTAGGATTAGCCTTTTGGTTAGCAGCAATCGTGCGAAGCGCTAATGCTGTCTTACCATGAGACGCCTCACCAATAAGCTCTACCCAACGGTTCATTGGCCAGCCACCACCTAGTACAACGTCTAGTGTTAATGAGCCAGTTGTAATGCGTGGAGAAAGAATCACTTCACTGGCAGCAACAACTGTGTTCTGTCCCAGCTTCTTGTTAAGCTGTGCGACAATCTTTAATGCCTCTGAGTTAATAACTGCCATTATCCGATCCTATCTACGATTGTTGTTGGATTAAATCCGCCTGATTGTCCTACTTGAATTGCCTTCTGTGTAGGCCCTGAACTGCTCCCACCTGTACCTGCAATGCCTGAACCCGTCTGTTGAATAGGGTATCCACAATCGTAACAACGCATACGTTGCGTACCTTGTGGAGCAAAATAGTTTCCTGAACCACAGTCTGGGCATGTATCAGAACGCTTAGCACTCTGAGCCTTAGTTACTAACTGATCTGTCTCTGGGTTGTACCCAACACGTACGTTAGGTTGCTGTGGAGGAGGTGTGTATGGAACCTGCGGTGCTGGTCCTGTAGGTGGCATTGCCTGTCGTGGAGTTGACCCACCACCTAATCTGCGAGCCCACCAATCGTTATTCGACATCTGTTTCCACCTTTGATTCTAATAGTCCTAAGTTAAAAAGAGTTGATATGCAGGATACCGATGCGGATATCGCCACAATCTTAAATAAATCTACAAGCTTCTCTTCCATATCAGCACCTAGATTTAAGAGCGCTAGGTCGTCACCGTCTTCATCTAGAAGATAAGCGGCAGCTGTAATTCGAGACGCTAAGTCTGAATGAGAATCAATGAAAGGAATTAGACTAGCAAAGCGTTCTAAACGCTTTTGACTCTCTCGTTCTTCCATCTCAGATACCTCATCAGAAATAGGAGGTAATCCTAAAGACTCTGCTATACCTTCTGCAGGCTCTAACATAGAGTCGTATATAGCTTGACGCATTAATATAGGCAGAGGTACGTGTTTGATCTCAACACGGCTCTTCTTCTTTTTCTTCTTTCGTTTAAAGATCAATCTTTTGCCTCTCCCCATTTATCTACTATTTTAACATCTGCTAGCATAGGTATTGACAGGGCTTTAATGCCCTCCATAGCCTCACGAATAGCTGCAGCTGTTTCTTCGATTACTTCCTTTGGCGCAACCGTTACCAATTCATCATGGATAGTAAGGATCATTGCAGCCTTGTCGGGCAACAACCCTTCTGCTCGTACCATAGCCAGCTTAATAAGGTCTGCTGCTGATCCCTGGATAACAGTGTTAAAGGCCTGACGTTCTGCCCCAGCACGTTTACCAATTTCACGAGACAACATGTCTGGTAGGTAACGACGTCGGTTCATATAGGTAAGTGCATAAGGAACAGGTCCACGTCTACGTGTCTCTGCTACTACCTGGCGCTTGTACTTAGTTATGGAAGGGAACTTACGTGCAAAGTTATCCAACAGATCACGAGCTTCTTTACCGGATACTCCGATAGAAGTAGCAATCTTCTCAGGACCAATACCGTACATCATACCCAACACAAGAGTCTTTGCGCCACTGCGGTCTACACCAACAGTATCACCAATAGTTGTGTAAATATCTACTCCGTCTAGGTAGTTCTGACAAAGCACTCTGTCACCACTAAAGGAAGAAAGAATGCGAGGTTCGATCTGAGAGTAGTCAGCTACAACAAGTTGGTAACCCTCTGGTGGAACAAAAAGATTTCTAATAGCTTTTCCATTAGCAGTACGTGGGTTAGGTACGTTCTGTAGGTTTGGATTACGACTAGAGAAACGTCCGGTCTCTGCACCATACTGAATGAAGTCTGTGTGAATCCTGCCGTTCAGTAGCAGTGCTCTCTTAGCCACTGTTTTAGATTTGCCCGAAGTCGTCCTAGTTATGTCTCCCCCAAGGTAGGGAATTACATAAGTAGTTAGTAACTTATTCAGGTCAGAATAATTAAGAAGGGCGTCAACCAGTGCATCCTTGCCCATGAATGCTTTGATTGCTGGTTCAGATACCGAGAAGTCTGAGATGACAAGGTCATTACCTGCCTCGTCATTCTTGACGCCCTTCGGGGTGAGTACGCGTGGTTTAAGTCCGCGACCACCCTCCTTCTTACTAGAAAACAATAGCTTTTGTTTCTCAGGTACGCTGTTGATATTAAATGCTTTTCCTGCTAAACGATAGATGGTTGCCTTAGTTTCTTCTAACTGGTTCTCAAGATCTTCTTTAAGAACTTTGAGAGCCTCAACGTCAATGTCTGCACCGTGAAGTTCCATGCGAGAGATTACATACAGCACGTCCATCTCAAGCTTAAATACGCCCAGAACATTATCACGCTCTAACTTAGGAGCGTACTTATTCCATAGCTTCCAAGTCCACTCTGCGTCTAGCCCTGCGTAGGTAGCAACATCATCGAAGGTGTGCGCTTCAATCTGTGCCCCTACACCTTTGACCATGTGGTAATCAAACTCGCGCTTTAAACAATCATCAAGACCCAAGTTATGATTGTTACGAGTATCTAGAACAAAGGCTGCGTTGAGGGTGCAAGCATATGGCTTGGCAGGCAATTGTCCTAGATACTTCGTAACACTCTGTAGATCAAACTTTAAGTTGTGACCAATCTTAAGCATGTCACCAAAGAACAATGGCTTAAGGGCTTTAAATACTTCTCCTGGAGTAAGCTGCTCTGGAGCTTCTCCAAATACTTTAGTGGCTTTGCGCTCATCTTTACTGTAATCAGATGCACGAAGAGGCAGACCTTTAATGATACGGTCTTGTGCAGAAGGAAGTAAAGGATAATCTGTATGAAGATACTCACCGTTAGGGTGGCCCATAGGAATAACATCAACACGATCATTAGTAGCCATAGCAATCCACACGACTTGATTCTGTCGTGGATCGCCACGATGATCGCCCATGGTTTCTACGTCAAATACAAAAGCATCCTGTGTTAGATAGTGCGACACAAGATCTTGTAACTGTTCAGATGTTGTAATGATATTCATTGCGCTCCTAAGGTTTGGTTAAGGGAGCCGGTAGAAAGGAGGTTCAAAAACCCGGCTCCCCCAACAAGATGGGATTACTTATCCGTTGGCTGCGATTTCACGAGCAATCTCCGCAAGCTCTGCCTTGGTTGAAGTATGGAGAGCTTCAGGTCCAAGTGGCTTTAGGGTCTTGATTAACTCAGCAGCAGCAACAGGATCGATGTCCCATTCCTCAGCAAGGTCACGTTCTTTAACAGGTACAACGCTGTAAGATGTCTTGGTCCCCGTGCCAGTCTTACTTACTGCGTAGTACATGTCTGGGCGATTGAGAGGTGCTGTCTTCTTATCAGAAGCAAGCTTCTCAAGTTGTCCACAGAGACGTACACCAACAATCATTAGTTGAACTTGTGGTTCTTCATCAGATAGGTTTAGAACTGTAAAGGCGAACTTCTGTGATGGAATGCTACCAACTTGAACTAGTGGGTCGCCTTCGCCAATACCGATAAACGATTTCTTTCCAGGTCGATTAACCCAGTGTTGCATGAACACAATTGGTTCGTCGGAGATAAACTTTACAAGCTGAACATCTTCATCAAACTTGAAGTCAGTTGCAAATGATTTGGCAGATTTAGCTACAGCTTTTTTAGCTGCACTCCAACCAGTTTGAATGCTGGAGGATGTTGGTGAGGATGTGTTTTCGTCCTCTTCAATAAACAGGTCATCTGCTTCTAGAGATGCTGCTGTTGTGTATGAGTCAACGTTTGGAACGTCTGACTTGTTGATACGTAGTGATGTGGTCATTGGTTTCTTCTTTCATAGGATCAGTGGATCATGGTTATTAGTTTGTTTCTTGACTGTGAATCTTTCTCCAGGTTTCCATCAATTCAATTGATAGATCTGTATGTCGGTTCCAGTCAATTCGTGGGGCTTCCATAAGCACACGGGCTTCGAAAGCTTTTATAGTCGCCTCTACAATGTCTCTGCTGTACATCCGCCAACCTGGCTTCTTTACACCATCAACTACTATAGACTTGAGACGGTAAGGTGCACGTGGTATATAACCTTTGCGTTCCCAAAGTCTGATAGTCACTAGTGGACGACCTAGCGCAAGAGCAAAAGCCCCTGCACTAAATAATTCTACCACACTTCCGTTAGGTAGTTTCTTTACCTGAGGCTCTGAGTCCCAGGATCCTTCTTCTTTTTTTACTCTAGGCTTCTTAGCCTCAGGATTCAAGGGACGACGTTTCTTCTTAGAGCCGGGATAGAACTCATCCAACTCTGCAAAGATACGGTCTAATGGATCCTGATCAGTCATTTTATACAGCTCTCACAATGCAACTCTTGTCTCTGATAAAACATCGTCTTCGTAAGGTTTGCCGAAAAGTTACCGCAACTATCGCAGTAACCCTCTATGGACCTTTTAGATAGTTTTCTATGCTTCACGACTTGCTCGGAATAAATGCATAGCTAACAGACTTAGGAAACATAGAGTCGATCTCCTCTTCTGTAAGAAGACCTTCATAAAGACAAGCCATTACTTCTGACTCATCTAGTACTGGAACCATCTTATAGCAACGCTCTTTTAAGCCTTTGCTAATAAGGATGCTTGAAGCCTCAGCCTCATCAAGCTTTTGTGTGACACGTCGTTGACGCTGCAGAGACTGATAGCCGTCCACTTCTTCTGGCAATGAATACCAGAGGTGACCCTTCTCATCAGGAGTACCTTCTTTATCAACAAGGTCTGATAGCTCTGTCTTAAGGCTTGATTGCTCTTTGGTTAGATCTTCGATACGGCTACGTAGATTCACGTACTTGCGTACCTTACTTACAATTGGATTGCCCTCACTAGGCAAGTTTCTTTCAATTACATTTGGCATGTTTTTTACCCCCCTATTAAACAATATAGCACAGATAATTTAGTCTTGCAAATCCACCTTGACATACTCTTTTAGGGCAGAGATAATTACATCCGTAACAGTACGGCCATCGATCTCGGCCTTGTCTTTGACAGCGGTCCAGAGTTCATTAGATACCCGTATGGTGCGGGTTGGGGTCTTAGGTGCATTAGGCATAAAGAATATTTTAAACCATAGTGGTCTGCAAGAACGCCTTAAGACTACCCAAATTTAACTCTACACCACCATCAGAGTTGATACCCTCGCCATCCATAATGGCATCGGCTACTGCATTCTTTTGAAGCAACATGTCGTGCTGTCGCTCCTCTATAGAACCCTCCATCAAGAAGTCTTGAATAACAATTGAAGGCCAAGTACTAGAGGCCCTTCGTATACGCCCATTACGTTGTAGCGCCAGACCTGCGTTCCACGGAAGATCGTAATTAATAAGTAGGTTAGCCTGAGGGAGATCCACGCCATAGCCACCGGCGTCAGAACTAATAAGTACACGACAACTTGGGTCAGTTTGGAAAGTGACCTTAGCAACCTCTTTAGCTTTAGCATCTAGTTCTCCTGTGTAGATCTGTGGCTGATACTCTTCAAGTCGTGCTCCAAGTAGCTTAACCATATGTACATAGCTTGTAAAGATAACAACTTTATTCTGATCATTAACATCTAAGAACTCTGAAACATAGCGTAGTAGTGCGTCAACTTTTGGATGAGATTTAAGAGCGGCAAGCTTGCCCGACTCATCTAAATCATTTACATACTTAGAACCGCTATCAGAATCTTTACGGTATCTACCAGCAGAGTTAGACAGTAAAGCAGGTGCATCGCAAAGCATTCTTAATGCCGTTAGTTTAGACATAATCTTGCCCTTCAAAGCATTTGCTGCCGTGTCCTGATCTGCTCCGGAGTAGTGAGAAAATATATCAAAAGAAGTTCCATAGCTTTCAATAGCATTTTCTAAATCCTCTAGGATTTCTCTTGCTATATGATTGTAAAGAGCTGCTCCAGCCCTATCAAACGGTACGCGGATAGGTGGTGCAAAAATAGTGTCCGGCAAATACGGAGCTACGTCAGGATCTTGTTGGCGCTTTCTAACACTGGCATCACCCATAGCTTTGTTTAACGTAGGAAGATTTCTATACTTCTCTACCCCACCAAAATGGTTGCGTACAATAAACGTCTTGTCAAACAAATCAAACCGGCCCAATACCTTTTGATCTACAAACTGCATGATACTGTAGAGTTCTTCTGGCTTACCATTTTCAATAGGTGTGCCGGTAAGAGCAAACTTAACCTGACTAGTAAGTTTCTTTACTTGCTTTGATCGTTTTGATCTAAAAGACTTGATGGCTGTTGCTTCGTCGCAGACAACGAATCCTCTTGCAAGGTGTTGTACGTAATCCCAGTCGTTAACAACCTGCTCATAGTTGAGGATAACATAATCAGTGAGCGAGTGACCCCAGTCGACCGCCTCTCCGTATTGGATGGCTCTTTGTTTTGGCGTTCCATCAATGACCACAACGTTTGCAGCGTCATCTGTAAATTTCCTAATCTGTTCGGCCCACTGATACTTCAATGAGGATAGGCAAATAATAATACCAGGTTCAGTTATCTTACCTAGGTCTTTAAGTTCTTCAATAGCAGCGATAGTCAGGACAGTCTTACCTAAGCCAAGGTCGTAGGCAACAAGCATCTTCTTGCGTGCCACCATTGCCTCTACGGCCTCAACTTGATACGGTAAAAGTGTTCCTGTAAAACTCACGCGTCTTGTCTCCAATGTAAAAAGGATTTTATATAAACGGCGGTATATGCAACAGCGGCAAATATAAAACCGTATTGATCAGTAGCCACTGCGTAAATGATCCATAAGCATTCGTTAAATATGAGCCATATCCATGCCCATTTCTTTTTACGACCTACAAAGTAGATGCCTGCTACACCAATTACTGCTAATACCCATGACCACATCATACTAAGGCCACCATTCTTGTCTTAACCATAAGTTCTAAATCCTCTATGGTGGCGTTGTTAGTAAAGATTTGATCTACAGGATAGTCATCCATCTGCGACTCAGATACATGAGCATTAACAGCGTCTACTCCAAGGCGTTTGATGCGCCAGATCTGTGAAGGGTAGCCGGTAAACTCAGACATAAACTTAATAGATTCTGCTTCGTTTGTAAACCTGACATCAGTAATAACTATATTATCTGCTGGGTCTATGTTCTTAAACACTTCGTTTACCCAAAACTCTTCACCAAAAACTTTACGAGCAGAGACTCCGGCGTTCTGTAAGGCACGACGAATGTGTGGATTCTTCTTGGCCACTTCCCAACCATCACGATCAACACGCTCTTTAAGAAAAATAGGCTCACCAGCAACGTTATCTACCATAGGGTTCATGTCATACAAATACTCACGGATCTTATCTGCAAATGCTACACGGGTATACCCATAGTTTTTTACTAGGATCTTAGCCACTGTGTCTTTGCCTGATTGTGCATAGCCTGTTAGTCCGATGATCATAAAAATGCTGCCTCTCCAAATACGGAATGTTTTGAGCCCTCTAAGCAATAGTGTACCAAATGTTCTGGCATGTCGCCAATGTCCTTATACTCGCTGCCTTGGTAGTTTAAGAACCAGCACTCCATACCTTCTTTACGTGTACGCTCAAGCATATCTGCCGAAGCTTTTCTACCTGCAGCATCATTGTCCATAGCAAAGATCAGCTTGTCCGCAGCTTTCATAAGCTGTAGTTGATCATCACTAATAGATGCACCAAAAGTAGATACCGCACCAAAAACTCCCATTGATGAGAGCTTGACTGCGTCTAGCGGAGACTCTACAACAATCATTGTTCCGGACTTAAACAACTCAAGCCCAAACAATGTCTTTGATTTAGCTACGCCTGTAGGTCTATTACGAAAGAAGCGTTCTGTTTGACTCTTCTCTTGCCAACCCATAAGCTTAAAGCCGTTAGGGTTTCTAATAGGCGTAATCCAGGAGTTCTTGTTAGGGTTCCACTTTACACCGTGGAGCACACAAGCATCCTCTGTCAAACCCCTAGCAGATAAAGCCCAATCAGGTGCTACGCTGTCGAAAATTGACAGACGTGCCTCACTCATCCCCACAGGTGCAGGGATAGGGATGTAGCTATTGCGAGCTTCTTCTAACTGGCGTGCAAGATACTCGAAGTTAACCTCGACGTTATTGCGTAGCCATTCCTTGGCAGCCTCAAAGTCTACGCGTCCCCATGTTGTGGTGAACTCTTTGATCTCACCGACAAGAGTAAGCAAAGTACCTTTGTAACCGCAAGAGAAACAATGATGAACACCGCTCTCAGCATTCATAGACCAAGAAGGATTACTATCTTCTCGTCCGGTACGTTCCAAGTGCATAGGGCATAGCCCAAGCAACTCATCACCACGCTGTGTCACCTCAATACCTAGATTGAGAAGCACACCTTCTACTGAACCCTCTGCGTACATCAGTCCTCCCTCTCCCACCCTGGCTTATCTGGAAGCGTAGGCGCGGTAGCTTTAGAGCCACACAACGAACACTCCATCTCTGTAAAGTACATCGATACTTCGTAGTCTTCAAACATAGCTTGTATGTTCCACAACTTAGACCCGCATATACAAACGTGAATAGGTTCTCCACGAAGGTCCATCATCTTTTTACCCTGCGCTTAATACGTCTGCGCTCTACAGGAGTTGTTCCACCCCATACGCCTTCTTTTTCATTGGTGTTAATAGCAAAAGACAAACACTTGTCTTTGATCCAACAATCATTACAGATTTTCTTAGCTTGCGCCACGTCCTCGTCACCGTATTCTTCTGGAAAGAAGATATCAGTGTTGTAGTCTGTGCACAGCTGTGTCCCATCAAACGGACTTAATGCCACTGAAAGCTGCATACTCTTCAAAGCGCCCCTCCTCCCAATCCCACATAAGATCTGTTGAACCCATACCTGAAATACGACTTGCTGCCACTGTTAAAGATCTAGATGAATCATCTTCTTCATCCTGACGTTGTAACGCTAGAACAATATCTGAGTCCTGTAAGAACGAGGATGTGTAACCAATGGAGTCTGCGGTTACTTTGCCACCACGCATCTTAGAACGTAAAGCCTGAGTACTAACTACAACAGGCACATCGTAACGCTGAGCTACACGCTTCATGTTACGAGTCAAGCTACGTAGTGAACGTTCGCTCTCAGTCTCTCCGGTCTCTTCGTCCATCATAAGATACATACCGTCAACAAATACAATGTCTGGTTTGAACTTCTCGATCTTTGCTGACAGTCCGGTTATAGTTCTAGCTGCAATGTTATCTGGCATCCAAAACTCTTGACGTAGTTCGCTAAGATGATCTCGGTAACTCTTTTCTTCTTCTGGTCTAAGAGCACCACGGATCAAACGACCATGTGAAATGTGTGCACGCATCGCATCGTAACGCGTCTTCATTTCTCTAGCCGTCATCTCAAACGATTGAAACATAACCTTAAGGTTTTCATCCTGTGCACGGATAGCCATCTGCATAGCTAACACAGACTTACCTGTCTTAGGCGGAGCCACTATAGTCCACAGCTGTTGCTTAAGTAATCCGGCAGTAATGTCATCGATAGTTTTAAATCCAGTAGAGATACCAAGCAAACCGTTAGGACGTGTCTTAATACTCAAGTACTCATCGTAACGCTCTAAAGGATTCTCGCTGAGGTTCTCGTCGTTAGACTCTCTAGTGTTGTCGTTAAGAAGTGATTGCACCGCAGAACTCATAGTTTGAATAGCTGCGTTGTGATCACCCTGCTGTACAGACTGCTGAGCCTCTAACAAAGTATCAATAGTCTTTTGACGCTTTCGATACTCTATTAACTGATCAATCAGATACTCGACACTGTCCTCTACGGCATGCAAAGTGTAGGTAGGAAAGTTCTCTTTAACAGTAACCGAAGTAGGAACTTCTCCATACTTCTCGTTATGTTTTGCTATGAACTTCCACACCTGTCGGTTCATATCATTAAAGAACCAGTCTTCCTGCACACCAGACTCAACAAGGGGTCTTATATCCCTGTTACGAATGGCTTTGGAAAGCAAGCGCTCTTCATTATTTGCTGCCATGCATCGCTCCCTCATCTAAAAACCAGTGCCCGTAGCGCATGCCACGAGAACTAATATCAATTACATACTTTACTTCTGGTCTGTACGGAAGCTCTGCTACAAGATCTGCCACTACAGGATAAGCTTTTGAATAGTTAAACGGATTAGTTCCTAGGTTGTCTAGATCTTCTAACACGTTGTCCATCTGATCTTGCGAATGTTCAAACCCAACTAGCTCTAAGGTGTAGTCATACTTTTCTCTAAACCTCCAGAAACTAGATAGAGCTTGTCGGTCATAGGTAACCTCTTCGTAAGGCACCTGTATACCAAGCACCCGATTAAACTTTAGTTCTCTAGACAGAATACAATCTAAAGCAACTACGACTCGCATAGGAATCTCGTTAGATATATCGCCCCCGCGCATATTTACAGAGCTACGATCTTGCCGTAGTTTACCAGCAATTCTCTGAACGCTACAGGATCTTCTGAGGCCATGCGGCTTTCGTAACGATCAACCTTGTTAGAGATCTCAACTGGATAGATTCCGTTGTTCTTCTCCATTTTATCTTTTACAAATCG